CAGGTTTACCAATATCTTTACCAGCTCGCGCTGCTTTTGCTGAATATGTTGCTTCGCCAAGGATAATCTCAATAGCTTCCTCATCAATCACATTTGCCATCATCCACTCTGCTTCTTCCAGAGTTTCTGCAAATCCTTCTGCTTGAAGGAACTCAAGGACTACATCAAAGATATCATAACCTTCACCAATCTCACCCATTGCCTTTTGCTTACGGAGTTTCTTGGGGTTCTTGGTTACTGTACCAGAACCTGATGTACCAGAACCATATTCAGCAGAGGTTTCTCTCGAATAGTCTCTACTATCTTGGTCTAGTTTTCCTCTACCAGACTTACCCGCAAAACCAGACCATCTCGGTTTGGTGGATTTCTTACCACGATTTCCTGCGTCGGGGCCATTATCAATTCTCCGAGTATGCTTTTCGATTTCTTTTACTTTTCTGGTCTTCTCACCTTTCTGAGAATATTCACTTGCAGGTTTCTCACGTCTTGCGATAGCAACTTTCCCCATTGCTGCTCTCGCTTTTGGAGTTTGCCCATATGAACCTTCTGCTTCATCAAGATAGATATCAAACATTTCATCCCAGGTATACTCAGAAAGGTCATAACCCTCTTCTACCAAGGAGTCTACCCAAAGTTCAAAGTTTTCTCTGTTCAACCTCTTTGCTGCTTGCTTCTTATAAAGTCTTGCTGCTTGTGCTGCCTTTTCTGATGCACCTTCTTTATCACCAGCATGAGCAAGTTTACCACGCTTGATGTCTGCTGCTTTGGATGCACGAAGAGCAAGATCATAAGAAATCTCATCAAGTTGCTCAGTGTCTTCTTGAGGAGCATATACTTGTCCGTATGCTTCCATTAATCCACGAAGTTCTTTTGAATCCATTTTTACAAATACTTTTTTAGATATTTATAAAACTACAGTTTTCCTCCAACAGTTCCATCGTACTTTACAGTAGAATCTTCCCAACCATCTTGCAACCCCTTCAAATAAAACCTTGTTCCACTAATACATTGATCTTTAGTTAAAGCAGTAATCAGTGGTTTTCCTTCTTTGTCAAAAGAGTGCCAAAGTTTGTATGGAGTTTCATTGACACGAAATGCATCATCAATCCATTCATATTCAGTCGTTGTCTGCATCTTTTTCTTTATTAAATCCAAGAGTTACTTTTTTCTTTTCTGCTCGTTTCTTCATAGCAAGACCAGCAAGAGATTCCATGACTTTTAGAATGTCTTCCGTCTTTGCACCTTCACCAAGTTCAGAAGCAACGAAGTGATATTTTGGAAAGAACTCTTCTGAGACTTCTTTATACTCGTCAAGAGTGATTGGTTTATCCATTGAGAGCACCCTCAATACCTGTATCAATATCCACAATCACATTACGGATTTCTACGATTCGTTCAGGAATACACTCAGAATCTGTAGTGTATCCTTTTTGGGCATCAAACAAAACTTGACGTACTGCTGCTGCAGCACGAACATTCATTTTAACAGTTACTTTACTCATCGATCATCCTCTGCACGATTTTCAGAAAAATACACATCAAAAGCACCTTCAGGATAACGCTTCAGAAGTTTAGTTACGTTACGAGCAACAACTTCATCCAGAGAAATATTCAGTGCCAAACATGCTTGAGCAACATACCACATGATATCACCCAGTTCAATAATCAGGTGTTCACGGTTATCTTCGTTGTATGGTTTGCCTTGAAAGACCATCTTCTTAACGATTTCCATAAACTCACCACCTTCGGCATTGATACCAACGGCAGCAGTTAGAAGACGCTCAATATTTGCACCCTTCTCATCGAGTTCAACCAGACGATCAGAAAGAGCAAGAAAGTCTTTGGATGCATCAGAAGTTACAGCATCCACAAACTCAGCATACCTATCAAAGTTAACGTGCTTATTTTCGATATTCATTAAAACTTTAAACCTCCAAACTTGTTTCGCATTGTCTTAGATTCATCATCATTATAGTCATCTTCGTGCCCAGAGTCAAGTATGTCATCCTGAGCAGATTGCTCACAGTCATAAAGACGCATCTTTGCACGATCAATACCAATCACAAATCTCTTGTTGATTGTGGGATCATTATAACGATTCTTAAGTTGTTTTACCATAATCTGTCCCAACTGCTCCAACTCTTCCGTGCCAATAAGAGCAAACATAAGATCGGCAGTAGCAGGCAAACCAAAGGATTCAGAAGTATCAGTAAGTTCAACGTCAGAGCTACCATAACCTGAACGAGTGGTTTGGGTAGCAGATACGATGGGAACATTGAATTCCACTGCGAGACCCCTAAGTTCTTCTGCGATTGCTTTGACGAAAGTATAAGAGTTGATATTACTATTTCCCCGATACCTAGAGGAAGCACAAATATTAAGGTAGTCAATGAAAATAATATCAGGTCTAAATGACTTCTTAAGTGCAAGTTCATTAAGAAGTGACTTAAAGTGACCAGCATGAGCAGATGCCGTTGGGTATTCCTTGATGATAAGAGTTCCCTGAGTTTTCTTAGCAAGATTAGTAATCTTACTTTCAAACATTACTTGTGGGAGTTCAGTGATTTCCTGAATATTGACATTGAGAAGGTTGGCATCAATTCTCTCTGCAATTCGCTCTTCTGCCATTTCAAGTGTGATGTAGAGAACGTTCTTTCCCTGCAACAATACGGAACTAGCAAAATGGCACATGAATAGAGATTTTCCGACACCCGTACCAGCAAGAGCGATATTGAGAGTCTTATTAGATAAACCACCTTTTGTGATCTTGTTAAAGAACTCAAGATCGAATGGGATTTTTTCCTCTTTCCTGTGATATAACGCGAAACGTTGTTCATAGTCCTGAAGATAATCGTGTCCTACGTTATTATCAAAACTTACAGCAAGTGCATCTGATAAAATACTAGGAATGGCATCACGATTCCTCTTGGAATCTTGACCGTCAGCGATTTGAATGGAATCCATCAATGCCAAGTAAATAGCACGATCACGACACCACTTTTCAGTAGTATCTACCAACCATTCAAACTCTGCCACTACATCATCCAGCGATGCTATAAGATGTACAATTTCTTTGTATGATTGTTCATTAATGTCTTTTCTTTTTTCTACCTCAATACTGAGCACTTCTTTTGTAGGGAGTTCATTGTATTCCTCTACAAAAGAGTTGATCTCTTCAAATACAATCTTTTGATTTAGATTTTCAAAGTATTCTTTTTTGATAAAGGGAATGACCTTTCTTAGATATTCTTCATTATGTAAAAGGTTTCTAAGGACTAGAAACTCAATTTTCTCCATAACTAAATTCCTTTCGTGCGATGTCGTCAAGTTGTTGCATTACTTCTTCAGTGAAGTATAGTTCAGGTTCTTTCAGAATCTGTTTGGCATAAATCTTTTTGCCGTCGATTTCATAGCGACCCGCAACGTTTTTCCAAAGACCACCAAGTTCTCCCAGTTCCAATAATCCATAATATCTGTCCAATCCTCTCTCATCGTAGTAGAGACGTACTTCCACATCTTTATTCTCCTTGCTCAAACGCGATTTAGCAGTCTTAGCCTTGATAATATTGCCGACCACTTCCGTTCCATCCTTTTCTTTTTTCTTGCTGAGATAAATGATCGTAGACGCTGCGTACTTGAGTCCGCTGCCTCCACCCATTTCCTTAGTTGGTACGTAAGCTCCGATAACATCGTAGGTATGATTGGTAACGATCATTGGGATTTTTGCTTGACCAAGTTTCAAAGTAAGCATTCTAAATGCACCTTTGACAAGTTGTGATTTGGTCATATCACGAACTTGTTTATCGTTCAGTGTGTCTGTGATCTCTTTTTCAGTTGAAAGCATACCCAAAGAGTCTAACACAAACATACATGGTTTGCGTTCATCAAGTGGTGCCTTAAGGTATATATCAACTGCCTTAAGTGCTTTGCCTCTAAACTCTTCAATTGTTACGACTTTCACAACAACCAAACGAGAAGTATCAATACCACGACTCTCTAAAAGAGATTTAGTGATAGCAGCCTCAGTGTCAAAGTAGAGACAGTAAGCATCGGGATTAGAATCAAGAAAGTTCTTAACCACGGCGAGAGAGAAAAAAGTCTTTCCAGTAGAAGACTCTCCAGCAATAGCAGTAATCTTATTCCCAGATACACCACCAAATACACTACCTGAGACCAGTGCATTAA